CCCTATCTGCTGCCATAATCAATCTTTAAAAACTTGTTCACAATCCGCATCATTGAAAGACTCGTCTGTATTCAGGAACAGCACATAACCATACAATCCGGAATCCTTGAAATAGACACGATGCCCTTCAGAACCGACAACTGAAAATCGGCCAAGCATTTGCCGAAGCTCCGGCTTCTTCTTGTCGCGGCTGATTTTACGAAGGAAGTCCAAAGACAAACGCTTCATCTTAGCGAAGGAAACCAACACTTCCACCGAATTACCTGTATCACGTACATGGGTAAGGAACATGATGGAATATTCCGTATTCATCAATACATTACCCACCGAGCCATTGAACGCAAAATCACCCGTATCTACAACGACACATGGATAGTGCATATTACGAGCCAACTTTGTTTGGGCATCATCAGCCAAACAAGAGAAATGGCACTTGTCATCCACTTCATGAAGGATGTGCGGATGCTGTCTGCAAAGTTCTTCAATGTATTCTTCGAAAGTCATTTGTTGGCCTCCTTGATTTTTCGGTTCAACATGCGGATAGCATCCATGCATGAAAGTCTGCGATATGCTTCCATACTCGCCACATTATCACCTACCCAAGCATCGAACAATCCTAACCAGTCAACGGGTTTACCCTTGACCTTGTCACCTTTAGAATTGGGCGAAGCTTCGCCTTCAGGGAACAGGAACGGATAAGCCGAAGACAACCAAGACTTGATTAGCACCCAATTCACCAGAATGGAATATTTCAAATCCATGTGGATACTATGGACTTCAGGAATTCGAGATGTCATATCGAGGACAGTCATCCCCTCTTCTTTGAAGTAGGATTCATTACGCTTGAGATAAAGAGCTGCAATGAAAGCATCCAAGTATTGCTCCTTTTCTGTCACAAGAAACCAAGAGAAATAAGTGTCCACAGTCATGAACTGCTGAAAGGACATGCCGCTTAATTTCTCTGCTGGAGCCAAGAGTTTGCCGGACAGTTCTTCACAATAGAAGTTATGACAAGCTGCCTTTATCTGCTTGAGAAAGCCCAAGGTTTCGGTCAAGCTATACAGTTGAAACGCATCCATTCTGGCCAACAGCTTGTCGGTCAGTCCAAAGAACTGAAGGAAGAACTCGCGTTCATCGATCCAACCTTTGGACAAACGGACTGTCGCCAAGAACTGTGCAGGTGTCATTTCTGCATAATTCGTGGGAAGTGTCCGCTTGATGGAACGCATGGTACCCCATTTTTTATATTTGAATTCGACTTCTCTCATAAGAATATGGTACGTTTATGGTTATTGTCTCGGTTCAACACATCGGATTGTCTGCCCTTGTAATAATCCGGTAAACTGAACTGGATGAAGTTCATCAGCTGACTGAGGTAGGCTTCGGCTTGTTGTTCAACTTCAGCAACCCTTGATAATGCAGCCTCCTTATTTGCGGGCCTTGCTGACAGATTGCCGTCGCCCTCATTCAATTGAGCGAAATACAAGCCTCTATCGGTCAAAGAACCCGTCTGTCTAATCAATTGGGCAATGGACTTGAGTACCACGAAAGAGGCACAACGCAAGCGGAACTCTTCGGTGGTTGTATCACCTATCTTATCTTGGCCATCCTTGATGGCTACCATCAAAGCTTTGTTCAATTCATACCCCAACACCGAAGGCAGCACCGTCTCTTCGACAAACTTGAAAATCGGTTTCAGACGAAGGAAAATCAGATGCGATTTATTGATGAAATAATTGGCATCTACTTCGGCTGTGCTCCGGACAATGGCTGACTTGCGCGAAGCGTATGCCGGCGATTGTTCGTAGAGCGGAAAATCCTTCTTGTTTTTGTCGAAGATTTCAATGAGTCTATCCAAAGCATTAAAGCCTTTATTCTTGAATGATGCCCGAAGTTGGTCCTCTTGATACTTGAAGGTCTGTTTGAACGAACCATCGGACTCCTGGCGATGCATCCCTTGGTCAGAGATACGGACATTCAACTCCTGATAATTGTACCAGAAAGCAAGGTTGGCCACGGCACATTGACACTCTTCAAGTACCTTCAACTGCAAAGCCGTCGGGGCATCATCCTCGTAATAGGCTTCTACTTCTTCTGTCAAGGGTTCGCCCAACAGCGGAAGAACAAACAATCTCCATGCATCCTTCAAGGATGATTGCACCGATTCAAAAGAAAGCGCTGCAGATACAGGAATGAACTTGTTCAGCTCATCAGCATTATTCCATTTCTCTTTTGAAAAAACCATATCAACTCAATGTTTTTTGGGTACCTGCACCGGTATCCAAGGTTGTTAATATCGTGTTGCGAAAACGAAGTTCCACATCTTTGATGCCGTTTACACGAAGCATCATTTTGATTGGGTCAAGGATATTCTGCCGGTCAATCCAAGCATTGGCGATATTGACCAGGAATGCCTCACGGATGTTGCTGCCACCTTGATTACCTGCATAGGAACCGCCCGGCATACCTGCGCCCAACACATTCGGGTTCACCATCAAGGAGAAGAGGATTTCGGAGTTGGCAGCAGCCGAAGTAACCAAGTTCTCACCACCCTTGTACTTGTTGTCGAGTGCAGTGATTTTCCATTCTTCTTCAATCTTGCCATTGGCTTCATTGATGGCGTAATGGGTAAACAGCGGTTTTTCGGCATTCTCCAGTCCACAAAGATTCGCTTCGATTTCATCCATGTGTTTATTGATGGCCATCTTGCGAGCTTCGACATCTTTATAATCCTGTGGCGGAAATTTCTTCTCCCAATAGGAATATGGGATTTGCACGTGCCATTTCCATGTGATTTGATTCTGGTATGCCTTCTTCAAGAACTGTGGCACCATGTGAGCGATATCCACCCAACCAAGAACGTAAGAAGGTAACCAAATCGGCTCGCCGTAATAGTCATCATTAGACCAGCTATCACGTACCGGAAAGACGAACGGCTTATCAAGTTTACCTGCCGCCTTGAGCCATTCTACATGTAAGTCGGGGTCATAATCCATCAGACAAGGAAGAATGGACGGTTTACCATTCTGATGTGTACCCGGTACATCTGGCCAGTCACTTGAGACGATGCACTTGCAAGCACCCCATTCATCGGGCACAGTATATCGGTAATAGACTGCATTGAGCGGATTCAATCCGACAATCTGCGAACCTGCCTGATTGGGCAACATCTGTACAGCTCCATTACCGAACTTGAGATAGTCACGGCTGACCTTCTCCAAGCAACGGCGCACCATACGGCTGTTGATGAGTCCGTGTATTTTCGGGTCTGTCACCGGCTCCAGAACTTCGTTACCCTTTTCATCCCAAGACTTGACTTTGCAAGCGAAGACTCCTTGCCCAACCGTCAACCGATGGAGGAACTTCAACCCGGTATTAAGTACCGATGTCGTTGAAATCTGTTTATTCGCCTCGATGGGGAAACGATTGTCGCTACCCCATGAGATTACCCGGTACTTATCATACGCAATGGTATTCTCCAGATTGGCATTGAAAGGAGAAAGGATCTTCAAACGTTTCTCCTTCTGTGATTCATAATCCGAAGGTTTGCCTGTAGTCTCCATGAATGATGTCGTTGACGTTATCATCAATGGAGTGCCTTGATTGTTAAACAGTATATGCATATCAGTCTTTTTTATCTTCTACAAATACAACTCTTCTGCCGTTATAGGCAATGATGTTATCAATTCGGACGGGGTACACATGCAATTCCGGATTGCCTTTACAATCGCATGGTTGTATGCCACGGACACGGTATTGCTTGTTGTTCATTCGTCCGGCTCCACAAGCATACGCTTGAGGGAAGAACACCAACTTGCCTTCAGCAGTGACGAACTTGATTGAAAAAATCCGTTTACGGCCATCGGGCAGAGTCCGGATATCCAGTTCGTCCAGCACTTGATTTCTTTTAATCGTTTCCATCATTCAAAGGTATCTCCAAAGGTATGGTCAAAAATTCTATAATCTACGGTCATGTCTCGGTCTATGGTACGTTGGCATTCTGCCGCCAACCGATATTTAATCCGGACATTGACCGGTTCTGTCCTCGGTTTGCTCTCATCAAAATTCACTTCGGTAATACTTACTCGGTCACCCAACGTCTGAAAGTGATAAAGATAAACGGCCTCACTATTCACGAGGTCCTCGGCACAATCACGCATGACTTCATTGATATACCCCGTATTGACATCATGATAAATATTATGGCGGGTGTTTATCTTCAGGAAATGGCGTTGAACATTGATGTATGCTGCATCCATTTCGACCGACCGATTATCCTTACCTGTAAAACGC